AGAGCAAAAATTAAGACATGTAAGTTTGACTGTTGGGACTGCAATTATTGTGAAGCGGTAGTGCAATCACATATGAAGAGACAAGACTTAATAGTACACCCACAGGTAGAAACATGTATAGAAGCATTTACAAACTCTGGTAAGTATCTTTCTAACCACAGAACATATGATCCTGATGACCCAAGTGCATACTACAATGTAGAAGGATTGACATCTGCTAGAGTAAGGCATTTCTTAAATAACCTTTGCTCTCAAGAAGGTGCAGTTTATCTTGAGGTTGGTGTATATGCAGGAGCAACTTTCTGTGCTGCAGTACAAAACAATGATATGGTTGCTGCATATGCAAATGATGACTGGTCACAACCTAACCTACAACCAGCTAGAGAAGATATAAACTTAGCACTATCAGATGTAACTGTAGATACCTTTGTTCAAAACCTACAAGAAAATATAACCACCGATTCACTAGACTTTGATATACAAATATTAAAGGGTGACAGTTCGGGTCTTGGTAAAAAAGATTTTAAACATGATGTTAATATCATATTCTATGATGGTGATAACTCAGAACAGAAGATGAGAGAGTTTTTTCTCAACATGATAGACTTTACAGAAGATGTATTTACTCTTGTTATTGACGACGCCAATATAGAACAAAACGTTGCTATCACTAAAAGATTCATAGATGCTATGAAATTAAAAATATTATATGAAAGAGAATTACTGAACGATCAGGAAGATCCAGAGATGTGGTGGAATGGTTTATACGTAGTTGTTCTTTCAAAATCAGGTTTATGATTACCAATAAACAGAAAAAATTTTTTGGGTAATTTTTCCCTATAAGGTTTTTCGTCTAAATACTCGTAGGACTTATTACAGATTATAATGGGAACTCTCAATGTCGGAAGAGTCAATGCCAGTACTTTAGATGCAGCAGCTGCTCTGAACTTTCCTAGTTATTCTACAGCAGGTCGACCTACCTCTGGAATAGACACTGGTGCAACGATTTATAATAGCACTGATGAAACACTAGAAACATGGAATGGATCTGAGTGGGTGAAGATTGGTGGTGGTTCTGATCCAGATGGTTCATCATCAGACAAAGCAGCTAGTAGTGCATCTTCTATATTACAAGTTAACCCTAATGCTACAGATGGAGTATACTGGATATTACTTCCTAGTGTAGGAGCAAAGCAAGTATATTGTATGATGGATCCAAACCACTTAGGTGGTGGAGGTTGGATGTTAGCATGGAAATGCACCAGAGGAAGCACCTTCCATTATGACACTAGTTACTGGACATCTACAAACACATATAACGAAACCTCTGGATTGAATAGAAACGATGGTGATCACAAGAACCACGTATTCAACTATTATGTTGCAGGAACACTCGGTGCTGTATTTCCAGACATAAACAACGGTGGTCAATCATCGGTTGGTTATAATGGTTGGACTTGGAAACAAGGTGGTATTGGACAGACATGCTTACAAAGATTCCAACAGAATGAGAGACTATCAAGTAATCCACGTGGAGAAAGTATGTGGCAGGGATCTGGATTTTCTGCTCAAGGTGGATTCCAATGGTATGGATTTAACTATACTGGATCAAGTAACAATGCTATGCGTTGGGGATTTGGTTGGAACAACGAGGGTAACGAAAGTTCAAATGATGTCTGTACAGGTATAGGTCATCGTAGAACAGATGCTTCTGCAGGAGACTTTATATACTGCTGTCAGAGCACAACTGGTATTAATAGAACTTGTCGTGCGGAGATTTGGGTACAATGAAACTATCAGCTGAAGAATATCTACTCGTCTTACAGATGCGTAATGACAGTTCACTAACTCTGACAACAGCAGAGGAGGACTATATTAAAGGTCTTAGATTATCAGGACATACATCCGAGACTATACTAAAACCAAAAAGAGAGAAGTGGCATACTTATCTTAACTATATTTTAAAAGTAAAAAAAGATGCAGAGTCAGGTGGTAATGACGCACAGTTGCTAAGTGATGCAACTGCATGCTATAATATTGCTAAGAATTTAAAATTAGGTGTGATTGATATTGACACTTACATAAGTCAGATAGATGCATTGGATCTTTCTGAGACTGGCACTAGTAATCTTTACTACATGACATCTCAAATTGCTACAGAGTATCAAAAGTATAGTGCTAGTGAAGATACAACCTTAACTTTAAATGGAGAAAAGTTACCTGACCTAGAATAAATGTTTAAGAATGTAGAACTCCGAGATGATTTTATCGGAGTGTTTGATACATCTATACACTGTAATCAATTTATAGATCACCTTAAAGCAACAGAAGAAAATAATACAATCATACGTAGAAGAAGTATAGATCGTGTCAAGGTCAATGATGACATGGTTACTATTGATTCGTCAATGATTAATTTCAATAGACCTGTACCATTGCTACAAGATTATAATAATATAACTAAGCAATGTATGGATTTGTATATTGAAAAATTTAACGTGGTGTCTGGATATGATTTGCAACAAGCATATATGAATATTCAGAGGACACAACCTAGTCAAGGATATCATGCATGGCATTGTGAAGATGACCATTATGGTGCACATAGGAAATTGTTTGCTACCATGTTATATCTGAATGATGTGGAAGAAGGAGGAGAGACAGAATTTTTATATCAGAAGGTTCGGTTTAAACCACAAAAAGGTAGGTTCTTAATATGGCCAGCACATTGGACACATATACATAGAGGGAACCCACCACTATCAGGTGAGAAATACATAGCAACTAGTTGGATTGAAAATCAAGAGATCTAGTGCTATAATAAATAATACACTTATCATTCTAAAACATGGACGTTGAAAAGATGGTCACAGAATTTACTGGCCAGTTAAAAGATCAAAAAGCAACAATAGTAGAACTTGAAAAACAATTATCAACTCGTAAAGAACAGGTGTTAAGATTGGAAGGTGCTATTGAAGCACTCAATATGACACTTAAAACCCCAGAAGAAGTAGATGGCACTGAAGAAGTCAAGTGAACTAAGACAACAAGAACACGTAAATTCTAGGCAGTTTCACATTAAGTTTGATGGAACTGCAGAGACTTGCCCATATAAAGTAGGAGATCTTTATGATGGTAGACCCATCGTATCTCTAGGTTTTAACACAACTTTATACGGACACACCTATCATTTAATTGTAGAAAGAGACAGAACGCATCTAAGAACTAAATTTGTGTTTGATGAAAAACATGATATAAAATTTTGCAAACCTGTAGAGAGAATGGGTAAAATAATACCAGAAGGTGACGTTCAGAAACTATTAGCAAAGGCAGGAGACGGTAATACATAAATATATCTGAAGGACTTATTGTACCATAGGATGAAGAAGGTAATAGTAAGGATCAACGATAACTATAGCATAGATCAAGCATGTGCAGCGATCTTAAAATTATATGGTTACTTATCCTTTGTCGAACAATTCAGATCATTTCAAATAATTACTTTTGATTGCCCTACAAGGTATGAGAGTAATTTACTTTCACAGTTAAAAGCATTAAATGTAGTTAAGAATGCTACATGGGATAAAGAGGCATATGTTCTTGACCCGATGCCTACTGGAACTTCATTGGAGGTAAATACTTCTGGTTCTGCATCTGTAAATACTGAAGCAGAAGGAGAGGCAACAAGTAATACTAGAAATCTAACTACATCTGGTTCTGGTACATTATACGTAAAGGTACAAAATATTAGTGGTAGTGATTACTTTGTGTTTTCACAAACAGTAGGTGGTACATATACTAGAAATTATAATACAACAGGTTTCATGCAAGGTGGAACTTATACGTTTGACCAAAGTGATTCATCAAATGCAGGACACCAACTCAAATTTTCTGAGACACCTGATGGAACACATACTGTAGGTGGCACAGGAAATCTGTCGACAGGAGTAAGTTATACAGGAACAGCTGGTACAGACGGAGCAACTATATTAACAGTTAGTTCAGCAACACCATCTATCATCTATTATTATTGCTCTATGCATGCGGGGATGGGAAGAGCAGGAGCATCTCCAGACAGATATGGATCTATCAATATCCATGATTACTGGCATTTAGATAGAATTACAAAACAAGACAGGCAATATTTAAACAGACAATTTAGTCAAACATCAAATGGATCAGGTGATGGTGTAGATATTTACATCATTGACTCTGGTGTTCGTGGTGCATCTAGACCAACAGGTAACAACGCAGCGTTACATCCTGAGCTTTATGACCCAGATTTTGTTAGTGACCTTAACGGTACTGCTGAACAGCAGAACTATAGAGTTTATCAGATGGCAAACTATGCGGGTGCTTATGGATCTAACAATGAAGACGATGCAAATCATGGAACTTATTGTGCTATTCTTGCAGCTGGTAGGACAGCGGGTATAGCAAGAAATGCAAAGATATATGCACTGAAGGCATTTTCATCTTCAGTTACTGCATCTTACTCTGGTATATTATCAGCATATCAAGCAGTCATAGATCACAATGACAGTGGTAATGCCAATTATAAAGGCAACAATCGTCCAGCTGTTATCAATGCATCCTTCGGAACCAACCTACCTACACAAAACTCACCTAACATAGAACTTAATGATAGTGGCGATGATACAGGAACCGATGAAGAAATAATGGATGATATTGAAGGAACCATAGCTGCATCAAATAATATTATTATTGTTAGATCTGCGGGTAATGGATTTGACAATAGCAGTGATGTAACTGCAGGACCTATACAGACTAAATGTAAAGCAGGATCAAGAACCGCAGGATATCCAGATAATCCTAATGGTGGTATTAATAATGTCGACACTAATCAAAATAAAATTACAGTTGGTGCTACAAACTATAATGATAGATGGGCGTTTTTCTCTAACTATGGATCTGGGTGCACTACAGTAGCACCTGGTCAAAAAATATTAGTTCCTGCATATGATTGGACTGCTAATACACCATATACCAGTACCACAAACTATGATACGATAGATGGTACATCATTCTCAGGACCTATTGTTGCGGGTATTATAGCAGCATGGTGTGGTAAAAATGGATATACATTAACCACTAATAACCTATGCGGATTGGCAAAATCATTCGTAAGAACTACGGGATCAGCTGGTGATATTAGAACGGGTACTCATTCCAACTATCCTATAAACAGCATAGTAGATAAGAAACTTATAGACAATCCATATGTCACTTTATCAGGGAGTGATTTTGTAGAGGTTAGGTTCAATCCAGCTGACGCATCTCACTTCTTAGGAAACGTAGGTAAAAAAGTACAACTCAGAACTACAGGATCTACAGCAGGAGCAGGGAGTTCTACACCCACAAACTTCACATTAACTACAACATCACCAGGCTTCTTTTATAATGTCTCTGGTACAGACAGGAATGGTAGTGTTTCTGGAACTCATCCAACTGTTACATGTTATGTTGGAGATACAGTAACTTTCCAACTATCAAACGTTGCAAGTAACCATCCACTGTACATTAGAGATTCAGCTGGTTCAAGTAATGTAACCACACCTAATGCTACTGGTCAAGGTTCTGTAGGTAATGGTACAGTCGCTTGGACACCAAATACAGCAGGAACATATTCTTATATTTGTGGCATACATGGTAGTATGAAAGGAACTATCACAGTTCAATCTGCACCTGGCGGTAGTGGTGGCGTAGTGGTTGGTGGTATTAACCTATCCACGTTGTCACAATCTGGTTGGTTGAATATAGCAGCGGAGAGTGCTGTTAATAATAGTATTACTATACAAGCACCTAACAATGCTACTGCAGGAACAACTGGTGGTGGATCAAATAACTATCTCGCACTGATTAATTCAGAAGGAAAAACACATGAAAGTTATGACGGTGTTGTATCTACATCAACATCTTTGACATCGTCAACAGATGCACAAGAAGCACTTGGGCAAAGTTCTGCTGTTACATATTATCCAGTAGATAGTGGTGTTGATTTTAACTACAATGGTAGTGGTGCAAGTCTTACCACATTAAGGGGTATATTCTATCCTTACATAGACACAAATATATCTTGGGCAACTAATCCAGCTGGAACATTATCTGGAAGTCCTTTTGCTAATGGTGATAGTGTTAATATTGATTTAGGTTTGACTGGAACTACGTTTGCTAATGAACCAACCTTTGAGGCATATACATTAAGTGGAGACTCTATTGGTGCTACAGGTTTAACTTTTGACACATCCACAGGTCAGTTATCTGGAACTGTGACATCAAACTATCAAGATACGACGTACAGTTTTCTAGTAACTGAAAATGTAACAGGTTATGCTAGAGGGTATTCATTTACTACAACTGGAACTGGAGTTCTGGTAAGTGTTACACAACAACCATCTAACGGTAGTATAGAGGCAGGATCTGGTGGAACAGTCAGTTTCGGACCTGTAGCGGGTATTAGTGATGATGGATCTACTATCACATTCCAATGGGAGTTCTCAGTTAATGGTGGTATAGGTTGGGCAACGGTTACTAATGGTGGTGGATATAGTGGAGCGACTACAAATACATTAACAGTAGATGACGATTATGCTAAGAATAATTATCAGTATCGTTGTAAGATGGAGACTAACACTACAGTTGCACCAGCTTATACAAACGCAGTCACACTAACAGTATTCAGAGTTATTACAGTAGACACACAACCAGTAAATTCTACACCAATTGCTCCTGCTGCAGGATCATTTACAGCAGTTGGTTCTACATTAGATAGTGCTTCTGTTGCATACCAGTGGCAGAAATCTGAGAATGGTGATGGTACAAACTATGCTGATATAAGTGGTGCTAACACTACAACATACGCAACTGGTTCTACAAGTTATGATGATAGTTACGGTGACTACTACCGATGCAAACTTACTGCAACTGGTGCAAGTGATGTACTCTCCAGTGCTGCAAGATTGTTTGTACAAAGAACTATAAACATTACATCTCAACCAACTAATACAACTGGTGCTGTTGGTGGTACATCATCCTTTGGTGTTGCTGCTACAACATCTGATAACGATGCAGGAGATATTACATACCAGTGGCAAGTATCTATTACAAACGGAGCATCATGGTCTGATGT